GCTCCAACTCCTGGATCGCCGTATGGGTATCTTTAGCCTGCTGTTGCAGGATCTCTAATTGCTCCAGGTCCTTTTGCATGCGCTCCGCCTCGGATCTGGTCAATGCAATCCGGTCCTGGGCGGCAACTATCGTACCGGCATAAACGTCGATCTCTTTATTGACTCGGGCCAGGGTCGTGTCGATCCGTTTCCGATCAATCCGCAATATCTCAGCGTGTTTTATACTCTCGGCCATCTTTGTCTCATGGCGTAGTATACCTGTTTTCAGCGTCTGGATCCGGCCTGCATAATCAGGGATCTCCTCCTGAGACAGCTCGATTTTGCGAATACGGCGGACCATGTCAGCCTCGTTAGCCTTAAGTGTAACCAGCTCGGCCTGTTTGGCCGCCAATGCCACCCTGGCCCTTTCCAGCTCGTTTCGTTTGCGGCTGATGACCCGCTGCCGGGCTGCAACCATCTTAACGAGATCGGTCTGTTCCACTGTGCTGATCCGCAGGCGTTTGAAATCTCGCTTTTTCATTCTGGCCAACAGTTTCTTGGCCTGCGCCGGCGGAAGATCGCGGCAGAGGTTTTTGACGTCCGCCTTGGTTGCGATATGTTTTGGTATTCCGCGCATTTCGATCTCCTTATCTTGGCATGATTTGGATGACCCATCTGACTGTGTCGGTATACAGATGGCCTGTCGGTAATGATGGTGGTGTATTTCGGATCGTTTTGAGATAGTAGGTATATGACCCGCTCCCCGGCTCCTCTATCCACAGAAACGTATAATAATGCCATCCGAGGGCCGGCGTGAAAGAGGACATGAGGTATACCTGCGTCACACCTCGATATATAGCGTATTGCATGGTCGGCGTGTAGGTCCCGCTCCGATATATCCTCACAAACCCCTGCATGACGACCGCATAATTCGCCGGGACGGTAATCGTCGAATAGATATGGCTCTGCCAAGAGGTTGTAATCTGCACATCCGTATCCTGGATCGCCGAATCCATCGCCTGTATGTATTCGTCTTCCAGGAAGGCTCCTCCCAGCTTGCCGGCCGTAATATAATCGGCATTTAGATCTTTGACGAGCAATGTGCTGCCGTTCCAGTGGAGCTTTGGATCCGAACTCCCGCCGCATCTGAGGACCTCGTTTGTCAGGTCGAACTCTATCCCTGCACCTGCGGCCCAGTTGGTTGATCGTATAATCCCGGCAGTGAGGGTGCCTACATTAGCGGCAATGGCGGACAGGGTGCTGACATCGATTTTAGCGGCAGTGACAGCGTTTGCCGCAATTTCATCAGCAGCTATGGCGCCCGCAGCAATCTCTGCCGCTGTTATGGTGTTGGCGGCGATCTCTGCAGCGGTTATGGTATTGGCCGCGATTTTAGCGGCAGTGACGGCGTTTGCCGCGAGCTTCCCGGTAGTGACAGCCAGGGCGCCAATCTTTTCCGCCAATACAGCACCGGCGACTATCTTTGGGGATGATATCGCATTCGTGCCTATCTTCGTGTTGGTAATTGCTCCGGTTGCTACCTTTACCTCCGTTATTGCGTCGGCGAGTATCTTGGCCGCCGTGATCAGCTCATCCTGGAGATCAGCGGTATCGATATATACGGTTGTCTCAGTCTGGACACTTGACCAGTTGGCGGATGTGTTTCCCGACGTATCCACCGCCCGGACCTTGTACCAGTACTGGGTATTGACGCTCAGCCCGGTATCGGTCCAGAACGTAGCCCTCACCTGGGCCACCGTACTGTAGTCCACGCCATTGGTGCTCTTTGCCACTTCGTAATGGGCCAGGTCTTTGTCCGCCACGGCATTCCATCGTAGCTGGATCATCTTAAACGCGGCTGTAATAGCAGGGCTATCCCACGTCACGTCCGCGGGCGCCGTGGTGTCGGTCGCGGTGGTCTGTTTCACCTCAGTGCAGAATGCGGTCCTGTTGCCTGCAATGTCCACCGCGCACAGTGTGACCCCATACTCCACGTTCGGCTCCAGGTCCCATCTGTACTCGGTGTCCAGGGTCTCATGCTGCGACGTGTACCCGCTCGGGTACTTGATCAGCTTGATCAGGTAATGATGAAAATCCGCCACCTCGGAATTATTATTCCACGTCGCCCTCAGCCACACATGCTCGGTCCCGTCGGTGGCGATACTCGTGCCCGTGTATACAGCCAGGCCCGTGGGTACGGGGATCTCCGAGTCCCCCTGATCCCCGATCGCGCAATCATCATAGGTCTCGCTTTCCGAGTAGTTGCCGGTCTGGTCCACGGCCTTGATCCGGTATCGGATAGTTTGAGATGTGGGATTCTGGATATAATGGCTCTCGCTCGTACCGGTTGCATGCGGAATCAGCACGGTCGCGTCGGACCACCCTGTCCCGCCGTAGCGGATCTCGTAATGGGAGAGGTCAATATCCGCCACGGCCGACCATGAAAACTCCACACAACTGGATATCGGATTCCATGTTGCTGTAAACGTGGCCACATCCGACGGAGGCGCGGCAGTCCCTGCGATAGTGATGGTATCCGTATTCCCGGTAAGGGCAACCGCACCCTCACCCTTGACCGACACATATATCTTGTACTGATGATCCAAAATCAGGTATTGCGCGGCGATCAGGTAGTTGAGCTGGTCTGTTTCGCCTAACTTCACCGGATCGGTCGCAGACGTGAGGTCCTCCAGCCAGATCTCCCAGGCGTAGGTGTCGCGCACATAAGCAGGATGCCACGACACCGTCACTACGGACACATAGGTGCCATCCGCAGCATACGCCAAAAACTCATGCGTGTAGATTGCCACGGCCTCCTGGTAGGCCGGATCCCAGGGCGGCTCGGGGAGGACAATACCTGGGTTGGTGTAGACCTCGGACCTGTACTCCAGGGCCGCGATTTTGCGGGTGAGCTCCTGTGCCCGAGAGATATTGACCACCCGGTATGATTTCCGGTATGTCCCGCTCACACCAAATGCAAAAACATCGTGCTTGGCAGGGGTGGTGGTCCAGTTGGAGGTGAGGGTCAGCTCGTCGGTGGTAGTCTCTTCCTCGACGGACTGGACCGTGCGCTCTTCAACGGTATCATCTTCTGCCAGGCGGACCGATACCAGGTAGGTGGTGGCGGGCTGCAGGGTGACATCCTGGTCGAGGGTCACGGTATTGGCGGTGGCCGAAACGATCCGGCCTCCGATGCCCCACTCCGGGACATCGTGTTGAAAATAGATCAGGTCGCCCACCTGGGCCGCAATCGCGTCAATGTCGGCCTCAAACTCGATGGTGCGCGTCAGGTATTTGGTGGCATTGATCCGGTATGCGCCTTCGCGCACAGCCTGAGTCCGGCTGGTGCAGCCGAAGAGCCTTATGCTCGTCTTGTTGTCCGGCTCGTCGCTGTCGTTATAGTCGTCAGAATACACCCCGACCACCTGACGCGTATAGTCGCGGTCCTCATCCATGTACGCTACTTCGACAGCGTTGGCGCGGTCCTTGAGGGGCAGATATGACAATTTAAACGTACCGGCAATAATATTCCCCGTTGTAAACATCTGGACAGGGGTATCGGTCTTATCCACTACGACCGAATAGAGAGTGCCCCTCCGAATCGGTACGGCCCGGCCTATCTGACAAATCTGGAGCAGGGCCTGCCAGAGGTCTGTCTGTGTATCAAGGATAACATTGAGCTTGTGCCGGGTCTCGCTTTCGACCACCTCATCGCAATACGTGGCCCAGGCATTAAATGCGGTGTAATCTATCCGGGCATACGCAATCCCGGCCCCATAGATATCGTTATAAAGCAGATCCCACGCGGCCCAGGCCGGATTGGTAGCCGCCTTGTTGACCCATCCCGTACCCGTCACATAGACCGATACAGTATCCCGGCTTGCCTGGCACGTGAAAGTCGGTTCCCCGCCCGAGAGCTGATCGGTTGCCAGCGCCACCACTGCGTATTTTGCCACCCCGGGATATATGAGTACCTGCTCGACGATCTCGCTCATGGAAGACCAGTATATGGCGGTCTTCTCACGGGAATCGGCTGACTCCTCATTAGTCCTGGTGAGCTTAACCTCGTACTGGGCCGCGGCAGGGAAATCTATCCGGATAGTTTTTCTGATGGTCTGTGCGGTTGCGCCGGTGATAGTATACGAGTCATCGAGAGTCCATGAGGGTGCGCCAACTTCCCGGTAATGGACATCGTAGTTTGCGGACCGTGCGTCGATACCGCCCTGATTATTTGCGTAATAGCAGCCATAGGGCGCCATAACGTTGATATCCGCCGCATCAACGGCCGTACCGTCCGTCTGTTTGGTTACAGGGGTGTCATACGTGAGCTTGTTGCCGTAATTATTCTGCGATACAACTTCATCGAAACCGGGGATCACGGCATCGGCATTTGAGCCTTTCCGGACATAGGTCAAAACACCGTTATAATAAGACACGGGTTGATCGTTGATCCGGATATCCGTTATATCGGCATCCGCATCAAGAGGCCCGTGGCATACGGCCAACATTATATTAAGGATCTCTTTATTGTCCCCACTGATCTCCACCGACCGGCTGATCACCTGGCCCGCCACTCTCTGTGTGCCGTACAAAACCGGGATCACCCCGCCCTGGATAGCCACCTGCCTCATCTGACCCCAGCCATAAGTCGGTGATTCGTTCCATCCGTCAGAGCCGATACGGGGCATATCGGGGCGTCCGGGTGGGAGGATGGCGTTGACCAGCATGGAGCCGGCGGCCATGATCGCACCGGCCGCAATAGTGGCGCCGGCCGTGCCCGCTGCGAAGTACGCCCCAAAGTACGGTGCAAGCGCGCCTTTGGAGACCACTACTGCTACAATCATAACCACAATCATGGCGATCATAGCGATCGGGTTTTTGCCGTCGTCACCTCCGCCTGCAGGTATCGGGCACACGGAAATGAAATCACCGGGGAGGACGCATGGCGCATAGGGCATGGTGCATGGCGTTACGCTCTGCGCTCTGCGCTCTGCGCTCTGCGCAACAATACGGCCATTAACCGCAATAACCAGCTCCACATCACGCAGGGGCTCCAGGTGGTCGACATAACCGTCTATGTCATCCCCCGCATAATCCACGCGGCGGATATCCCGCTCATGAGGTCGCAGAGGATGGAGCATGGTAACGACTGTCACCGGTTCCGGTATCATTATTTGGAGGTCTTTATCCATTGCTTAATCTAAAAAACCCTCTCAGCCTTTTCCGCCACATTGGCGATTCAATCCGATCCTGTACGCAGCCGATTTTCGCCATCGTATGAAGAAACATACCCTCTCCCACGTAGACCCCGCAGTGGTTGACCATGCGGGGATGGTTTTTGATAGCCACAATACAGGGCGCCTCAGGTCGTTCAAGCTCTTCCCATACGCTGTTTCTCCCTGACCGGGCATCCACCATGCCTGCCATGATCTGCCCCCCGACCCGTGCGGCATTACAGGCGCTGATCTCAAAATCAGGAAGCGTCAGACCAAACTCCCGAAACACCGCCATAACCAAACCCCAGCAGTCATAACCATGAGGACCTCGGCCCCCATCGACAAATGGCGCTCCAATAAAATGGTTTATTCGCTCTTTAATTTTAGGCATTTTAGGCATTTTAAATTTTAGGCATTTCTTCAGGCGTAGACGCCTCCAGTCGGGATCCCGGGAAACCCGCCGAACCGGGCTCCATTGCTCAGTTCCTTACACCGGGTCAGGGTCCGGTTGCATTCTGTTTCACCCCCGCTGTATCCGCACTCCGTGCCCTTAAACTCCTTGTACCTACAATGGTCTTTCAGGTACCTCTGCTTAGGACATCTTTGAAGCATCGGATTTTCTGCGCCTAATGTAAACGATACCCATTGCTCATCTGCCGAGCAGCTCAAGATCTCAAACGTTTCTTCGAGTTCCGGGTCCGACAAATCGAGATGATCCGAATGAACCACGCGGAGCGTAATACTTGCACCTACACCACCGCTGCTCGCCTCGATATACGTCATCAACACCCGGTTTACATTCGAGACCCGGATCACAAACATGGGCAGGCCACCCTTGCCGTCTTCCTTCACGTCGTCTATTTGAAACGGAAACGCCTGCCAGAGGTTACCGCCCACCGTGGGCCAGGTAATGTCCTCGGTGTTATAACAGAGCCGTATGGGGTCCTCGCCCTCATAATTGATCTCAAGGAGGATCAGCCAGGCTCCGGTGGATGAGAGCTTGTTTTTTTCAATAATCGCCTGTGAGGATAAGGTCAGCATTTTGACGCTTCGCTAATTATGAATTAAGAATTAAGAGTTAAGAGTTGAAAAACTATTCGTGTCATTCGTGGCTTAAACTTCTTCGAGCTCGCATTCCATTGACCAGACCAGCCCCACCCTCTTTAACTCCGGGCGCTTGACAAACCTCACATCATGTGTCGCCGCGGTGGTGGGATGTGTCCAGTTCCAGTTTCCCGTGGTGCCCTGGGCCGTGATAAAGGCCACCAGGAGGGTGTAATCCGCATCCGTCATATTCTTGTAGAGAACCTTGTATGTCTTGGGCGTGCGGGTGAACCGCTGCCGTGTGACCTTGTAGCCTGCCTCCACCGGACTTTTGAGATCCGAGTATTCGGCCTGGGTTTCGCTATACGGTTCTTCCGGGACTACGCTTATGCTGGGGAAATTTGCCATGTGATTGTCCGGTATTGGTTAAAAAGATCAGCCACGAATGACACGAATTATACTAATGGTTTTAGACCACTCCGGCCCCGAGGGCCTGTCTGAGGGGTCCGTTTTGCTGGAGGTCCTTAAGCACAATGCCGACCACCACGGCTTCGGGTTCAAACCGCATCGTCCCGACGGTGGCCTGCTTTTCGGCTCCCTTGTTTTCTATCTCTATGCGTATACTGCGGGGGCTCATACCACCGGCGCCCCTGGGGAGCACGGTCTCGCCCCGCTGTAAGATTGCCGGGTATTCATCGGAGGCGAGACCCTGGTGGAGCCTGGGGGCGTTGGCCCACAGCTTTGCCGGCGCGAGCACCGGCTGGACCGGGGTTTGGCCGACTACGCCGCCACCATGGAATAAACCGCCCAAAAACTTGAGACCGGCACCCATGAGCGGCTCAACGATTTGCTTTTGTATGACCATCTGGGTGATCATTTTCAAGAAAGACCGGAGGATATCCGAAAAGGTGGTCTCGGCGCCCCATAGCATCTCGTTGAGGCTGTCGCTCCATGTGCTGGCCCATCCGGTGACTGCGTTTTCAAGGTTTTTAAACGTATCAACACCCTTCTTCTCAAAGGGACCAAAGTACTCATCCGGATCCGCTAATGCTTCCTCAAGCTTATCCGCAGCGCTCTTCTGTAATTCCCCCAGGGATGCTGTTGCCTGTTTTTGTAGTAACTCAACCTGTTTCAAAAAGGCTGCATATTCCACCGCCTCCTGTTTCAGGCCGGCGGCGACGTTCGCAACTGCGGCGTTGATCGCACTCTTATCACCCGACAATCCAGGCCGACCCTGCCCTTTTGCTCTCCTGGCTACCTCTGCGGTGAAGGATGACTCTTTCTGCAACTCGAGCTGTATGAGTAGAACCTTTTCCTTGGCCAACTTCTTGTTGATTTCGTCTATCATCCGGTCGTAATCGCCCACAACCGC